CGCTTTACCACCCGTCGCTGCTGCCCGAGGATGCAATTCAGGCTCAGGCGGCGACTGTTCCACACCCGGAAACCGGAGAGCCGACACAGCTCACCCATCCTGCCGATGGCGAGCCTATGATCCACGCGGTGACGCTGGAGGAAACGGCCGCCGAGTTCATCGATTATCATGTGCCGCTGGAGGAGTTCAGGATCGCCCGCGATGCGCGGGACATGGATAGCGCGGTCTATCTCGCGCACATCACCGAAAAGAGCCTGTCCGAGCTTACGGAGATGGGCTTCGATGTCGATGGGATAAATCTCGCAGAGGGCGACAATCCGTTCGTTACCGCCCTTGCCACAGCCCGTGATGACGGACGTAATAACTGGATTGGATTGACGGATCGCGTCGGCCCGAACCGCAAGGTATGGTTCAACGAGGAATATGTCCTCTACGATCTGGACGGTGACGGCATTGCCGAGCGTCTTTGTGTCGCGAGGGTCGGGAACGTAATTCTCACCCGCAAGGGTGAACCGGCGATCGATCAGGTCGATTATCAGCCGTTCGAGTATTGGTGCCCGTATCCGATGCAGGGGCGCTTGGTCGGTCAGTCGCTCGCCGACAAGACAATGGACATTCAGCGCGTCAATACCGTGCTGGAAAGACTAGCGCTCGACGGGCTGTATCAGAACCTCGCGCCGGGAACATTGCTCCACGAGGACGCGGTTGGCGATCATACGATCGATGACCTGCTGACGATCAGGCCGGGTCGGATTGTGCGGTGGAAGGGCTCGATCAAGCCGGAGAAGGAGCAGCCGGGCGACATTTCGCAGATCGCCTTCAACGCTATCGACTTCAAAACGCGTCAGCGGGAATCACGGACTGGGATTACCCGGCTCAACAAGGGCGTTGACGAGGACACGCTAAACGAGACGGCCAAGGGTCAGGCCCAGCTCATGGCGCGCGGGCAGCAGATGGAGCGCTATATCGTCCGCAATTTCGCCGAAGGCGTGTCGCGGCTGTTCCAGAAGAAGATCGGCCTGATGCGCCGTTACGGGCAGCCGTTTCAAATCCGTGTCGACGGCAATTACCGGACGGTCGACCCATCGCAATGGCCAGAGGATATGGAGGCCAGTGTCGTCGTCGGCCTGGGTTCGGGATCGAAGCAGGATCGCATCATGTACCGCCAGATGCTCGGCGAGGTGCAGTCGATGCTCAAGATGGCCGGCTCGCCGATCGTGAACGACGAGAACCTTTACAACAATGCCGTGGGCATGGCGCGGGACATGGGCCTTCCTCCCAATGACCTGTTCACCGATGTTCCGAGAGATCAGAACGGACAGCCGCTTCCGCAGCAGCCGCAGCAAGACCCCAAGGCGCAAGCGCTGATGATGCAGGTCCAGGTCAAGCAGCAGGCGATCGAGGCCCAGCAGCAGGCCGACCAGGCGAAGCTTCAGCAGATGATGGCTCAGCACGCGGACCAGGCGCACATCGAACTGATGAAGCAGCAGCAGGAAGCGTCAATCGCCATCCGGCAGCAGAACTTGCAGGCGTTCATCGACCAGCAGCAGATGATCCTTGAGGCGCACAAGCACATCGCCACGCTCGATAATCAGCAGAAGATCGCGAAGATGCGTCCGGGCGGGAGCTTGGACAAATGAGCCGCCTGCTCGACGCGTTCCGGGCCATGATCGCGGAAGCGGAAACCGAAGTCAGCCACGCCATTCACACCGAAGAAAAGAAGGTCGAAGCCATGATTACCGACGCCCTTAACGCCCTTTCAGCGGCGAAGGATGCCGTTCTCGCCAAGATCGCCAATGACGCAGCGGAGCTCAGCCAGACGGCTACCGACCGCGATGCGGCGCAGGCTGCTCTTGCGACGGCTCAGCAGCAACTCGCCGATGCCGAGACCCAGATCAACGCGATCACGGCGCAGCTCAATCCGTGACGCCCGAGCAGCGGCTTGCCCGTTCAGCCCGCGCACAAGCGGCATGGGACGAGTTTTTCGCGCCCATGTTCGACGAATGCGAGGGTGAATATACCGCCCGGATTGTCGAGGTGGCGAATACCGAGCTGAGCCGCGACAAGCGCACCGACAAGATCACGGCGCTGTCTCATGCATTGAAGATCACGAAAACGCTCCGTGCAGGAATGCAGGAGATCGTCCGCGACGGCGAGTTGGCGAATGCCGAGAAGCTGAAAGCGCAGAAGATCGAGCAGATGACGGCACCGCAACGCCGACTGCTCAGCATGGGGCCACAACGATAAGAGCGGGGCCTACCCGCCACACCATCGACCGGGACACCCGGCGATCCGCCCGAAGGCGGCAATAAGAAGCCTGACAAAGGACGAAACCGATGACCCAGGAGGCAACTCCAGTCGGAGGCGAGGCCACGCCCGCAGCCGAGACGAATCCCGCAGACGTGTTCACGCAACTTGCGGCCGAAGAGTTTGGCGTGACGGACGAACAGGAAGAGGAACAACCGGCAGAAGGCGAGCCCGTCGAGGGTGAAGCCGAAGGAGCCGATGACGAGCCGGGAATCGAAGAGGAGGCCGACGAACTTCCTCCCATCGACGCGCCGGTATCGTGGGATGCTGAGGCAAAGGCCAAGTTTGCCGAGCTTCCGCGCGAGTTGCAGGAGACTGTGACAAAGCGCGAGACGGAGCGGGAACGCTTCGTTCAGCAGAAGTCCCAGGAAGCAGCGCAGGCGCGTCAGACCGTCGCTCAGCAGGCTCAGTCCGAGCTGGCTCAGTATGACGCCCAGATGGCACAGCAGTATCAACAGCTCGCAGCTCAGTTGGCACCGCAAGCGCCGGACCCGTCGCTACTCCGGATCAATCCGGAAGCTTTCTACGCCCAGGAAGCCGATTATCGCGCCAAGACTGCCCAGCAACAGCAGTTGCAGCAGCAGGCGCAGGGATTGGCCCAGCAGGCGCAATATCGTGCCGCGCAAGTCGCGCAGGCCGAACAGGCGGAACAGCACCGCATCATCGTCGACAGTTTCCCGGAATATGCCGATCCTACGACAGGGCCGGAGCTTCGATCAAAGCTCACGGCGGTCGCCAAGGAATTGGGGTATCCCGACGAGCTGATTCAGCAAGCCCGCGCATCCGACATTCTCGCCATGCGAAAGGTCGCCGACTTGAAGTCCAAAGCCGACAAGTACGACGCCCTGATGAGCAAGAAAATGGCGAATGTCCGCGCCGCAAGAGGCAAGCCACCCGTCACCGCGCGGCCAGGCGTGTCGCAGGGCTCCGAACAGCTCCGCGCGAGAACCGCGCAAGCCGCACTCGATACGGCGCTGACCTCCAGGAACCGAGACGTTCAGGGGGCCGCGTTCTTCGATTATCTCCAAAAGACAGGGCAGGTAAAATAGCCCCAACGAAAAGAGTCACAAGAAATGACCGTAGCAACCAACACCATCCAGGCGGTGAGCCGGGTCGGCGTCCGCGAGGACTTGTCCGACACGATCGGCGCGCTGTTCCCCGACGATTGCCCGTTCCAGAAGGCCATCGGCTCGGAAAATGCCACTCAGGTTTTCCACGAGTGGCAGACCGACAAGCTGACCGCTGCCAGCGCGCAGAACAAGCACATCCAGGGCGACGACCTCACCAACGATTCGCGAGCGAACACCGTCCGTCAGGGCAACTACTCGCAGATCATGACCAAGGTTGTCGGTTCGTCGACCACTATGGAGGCAAGCCGCACCGCCGGTCGCGCTTCCGAGCTTGGCCGCGAATTGATGAAAGCCGGTCGCGAGCTCAAGACCGACGCCGAACTGAGGTTCACTGGCAACTTCGCCGCCGTTCCTCCGGCTTCGGGCACGGCGGGCGAAACCGCAGGCGCGCTCGCGTTCATCGTCACCAATAACGACATGGGCGCAACCGGAACCGCTCCGACCTATTCGGGCGGCACCACCTCGGGCTATCCGAACGCGGCTGCCGGCAATGGCACGCCGCGCACCTATACGGAAACGCTGCTCAAGACGGCGCTCAAGAACTGCTGGATCGCCGGTGGCAATCCCCGGCTTGTCATCACCGACATGCCGCACAAGCAGATCGCGGCGGGTTTCTCGGGCCTCGCGACCCAGCGGCGTGAGACGGGCGATAAGCTCATCACGATCGTCGCTGGTGCCGACGTGTATGTGTCGGACGCGGGCAACGTGCAGTTCGTGCCTTCGCGCTTCTGCTCGTCTCGCGATGCGCTTGTCATCGACCCGGACTATTGGGCCGTCGCGACGCTCGATTCGCTGAAGGTGTTCGACCTTGCGACGACCGGCCTCGCCACCCGTAAGGCGATGCGTCAGGAAGTCACGCTCGTTTCCCGGAACGAGGCAGCGTCGGCCGTCATCCGCGACCTGACCTAAGAGAATAATCCCGCATAATCTCCTCCCGCGCCGATGGGCGTGCGGGTGACGGGAAAGCCCATCTTCAATTTCAAGGAGCGCCCATGTCGAATTGGGAGCTGATCGACTACAACCCCAACAACGGGCTCAAGAAGTATATCGGCGACAATCCGGACGATCCTTACGGGGTGCGCGTCCGTTACGAGCAATCGGGGAAGGCTTTGGAAAAGCACCTCGACCGCAACAAGTCGGAAGCCAACCACGTCAATACGGGAAAGATGGGGGACTTTGAAAAGGTCGCCTCGATCCCTGTTGGCGTCATGTATGAGTGGCTGACCAAGTACCGCGTCGACGCCTGGAAATACTCCAGTTGCGAAGAGACGCGCCGGAAGGTCAACCGCCTCCTGAACGACCCCGATTACCGATACCTCAAATGCCGGAACATCATCATCTGAAAGGCCGCTGAATGGCTCATGCAAATGCGCTGAAGGACACGAACCTCGGCACCATCGCGACGTTGACCGCCGCCGGGCTCGGGACCGTCACTGGCGGCGACCTCGACTGGCAGCAACATCGCGGGATCGCGGTGTATGTCAACGTGACCGCGATTAGCGGAACGACCCCAACGCTGACGGTCGCGATCAAGGGCAAATCTCCGCAGGGCGTCGACTATACGATCCTTACCTCGGCGGCGATTACAGCGACCGGCCTCACGGTGTTGACGGTCTATCCCGCACTTCCCGCCGCCGCCAATCTCACCGCGCAGGCGACGATCCCCGTTACGGGCCACGTCGATTACACGATTGGCGGCACAACCCCTTCAGTCACCGCGACAATCGCAGCGGTATTGCTTTACTGATGTCGATCTCGATTGCGGTTGCGTCACCGAACGCGATCCCCGACCTCGACACACTAATCTCGACGGTCGCGGACTGGCTTGACCGCGACGACCTTTCGACACGAATCCCCGTATTCATCGCAATGGCGGAAGCGCTGTTCAACCGCGAATTGCGCTGTGCGGAAATGGAGCAGACAATCACGTTCCCGGCGTCGGCCGAGGATACGCCAATGCCGACTCCAGAATTTCTCGCGATGCGGGCAATTTATGTGGATGGTTCGCCGGATCGCCCGCTGAAGGCAATGGCTCCGACAGCGATCAAGCGCGAGTTCGACGGAACGTCCGGGGTTCCGCTGGCCTATTGCCTTGTTTCAGGTGGGATACGGCTCGCGCCGCCGCCGGATGCACCTGTGCTGCTGACGATGGACTATTTCGCCAAGATCGATTCACTGTCGATCGTAGCGCCATCGAACTGGCTCCTCGAGAAGCATCCTGGAGCGTATCTGTTCGGCACGCTGTTTCACGCTGAAGCCTTTCTCGACAACGCGACGCGGGCGGCTCAGTGGAAAGGGCTGCTCGACGAGATCATTGAAAAGATCAGTCGCAACGCCGCCAATAACAGGTTCGGGGCAGGTCCGCTTGTTCCGAATGCTATCACTCAGGTTCGTGGCGCAATCAGCTAATGGCGGTAAAAGCCTATCCGCTGCCGGAGTGGACGCCGGACCTTGGGGGCAATGTGCTGACCAAGGCGGCCAATGTCCGGGCGGTGGCCAATGGATACGCGCCGGTCAAAGGTCCGCAGGCAGTCACGGCTCCGCTCCCCGCCGCGTTTACGGGCGGCGGCGCGTTCATTGATTCGACGGGCGATTCGACGCTTCTCGCTTCGACCTCGGCCAATGTCTATAAATATACCGGGACCGCGTGGAGCAGCGTCCTCGCCGCAGTTTCGACGCAGGCCAGCCACTTCGCGCAGTTCGGCGACAATCTCCTGATTGCCAACGGAGGAACGGCGCAAAGCTACAGTCTGACCGGGGGAACAGTAACAACCCCGACGAACGCGCCCTCTCTGATAGACATCGCGCAAACCCGTGATTTCGTCATGGGGATCACGACCGACAATGCGCTTCAATGGTGCCAGTTCAACGACACGGCGGATTGGACAACCGGAACCAATCAGGCGGACAAGCAGCCGAGCTTGTGGGGGCAGCTCCGGCGCATAATCGGCGGCGAATATGCAATCGCGATCACCGACCGGGCCGTTGTCCGGGCAACCTACGTCGGGATCGAGGGCGGTCTCGACATCATCTGGCAGTTCGACGAGATTTCCGCCGAGACGGGATGCATGGCGGCGGGCTCCGTTTGCAATGTCGGAAGGCTGATCTTCTTCCTGTCCGAGCGCGGCTTTATGACGTGCGACGGGCAAGAGGTTACGCCGATCGCGGACGAAAAGTTCAATCGCTGGTTCTTCGACAAGTTCTCTCGGCAGGACATTGCCGGCATTATGAGCGCCATCGATCCCCGCAATAGCTTGGTGCTGTGGGCCATGCCGGGAACGCCGGGAACGATCATCGCCTACAATTGGGTGCTGAAGAAGGCGACGACGTTCGAATTGAATGTGACGGGGCTGTTCACTGGCTACACATCGGGAACGAGCCTGGACGCATTAGACGCGATTTACGGCGACCTCGACGCGATGGCGATCAGCCTCGACGATCCTTCGTTGCAGGGCGGCAACCCTGTCCTGTTGATCGCCGACGCAACCAATGCCCTTAACGCCCTGACCGGAGACAATATCGCGGCGTCGTTCAGGCTTGAGAACATCGAGCCGACGCCAGGGCGGAGATCGCGAATCCGCGAAGTCAGATTGGTTACAGACGCGACCAATGCGTCAGTGACGATCGATGCGAGGATGCGGGTCGGGGACACGGAAAGCATCCGGAGCGCGGCGACAATGCGCCCGAACGGCAAGCTGCCGATCCGTGCGAATGGCCGATACAACACGCTTGAGGCCACAATCCCTGCTGGGACTGATTGGACGTTCATTCAGGGCTGCGAGCTGGACTTCGAGGCCGGAGATAACCGATGACGCTTCGGGTTTCTCATCTTTCGGACGCCCGGCAAGTATCAACCGCAGTGAATGCGGCGCTGAACAGGACGGAGAAGCTGGTTCAGCAGCCAGCGATTGCGAATGACGCATCTGGGGCGGCAAATCAGGCAACGGTGAACGCCATCCTCGCCGCGCTAAGAACTGTGGGGATCATCGCCCCTTGATCGTCGGCGCGGTTGCCGATCCTCTGAAATGGGATCGGTGGCCGGAAGCAAGGGCCTATCTCGAACCGGCCCGCGCAAGGGGTGATTTTCCTGACGTGATTGAGCCTGACGAAGCGCTTTATGTGGTGCTCGACGGGGACGAATTGCTGGCCGCCGCGACCGCGTGGTTCGGCGAAAACGAGCGGTTCGGCAAGTTCGTCGAAGTGAAGCTCGTCGGCGGCAGGGACAGCGCCCGCTGGTTGGCGGAACTGAACGACAGAATTGGGAGCGATGCACGCGCTGCGGG